GGACCCATATGTAAATAATTATTTCAATACTTCTATGATTTGTGGAATGAATCGTTTGTACCAAGGGCGAAACATATATTTCTTTCTATCTAAAGTGGATAGTTTAATCCATTGTAATTTATCTTTCTCAAATAGACCGTTGTGTTTTTTAACGGTTTCCAAATTATTTTTAAGTGCATCTTTAAAATGATTTCTAAAAACGCTGATAATATCTGGATTATAATCAACTTCAACAAGCCAAATGCTATATGCTTTATCGCGTATTTTGCCCATTAAATGGTGTCTAATAAGGTTTCTCACATCTTTTTTATCTCCTAAAATACCACTTGATTCTTCCACACCTTCCCTTACTGCTGTATGATACTGTGTTTCTTTTCCTTCTCTGGAGCCACCAAAATCACTCCATTTACCTCTGTCTCTGTCTCTACTGTGAACAAGTCGTTCTCTGGAAAATAAGAGATAAATCTCTCCATTGTGTCTAGCAACTGGTAGTATTCCTCCTCCCATTATAGTTTAATAATATTTTATCTACAAGTTGTTTATAAAATATTATACATCAAACGCAAAATTATTTCTATTTGGTCATCAATCTTCCTTTGGGACGAGAATAGTTTTACAATAAGCAACATTTACATTATTTTTCTTAACAGTATTTTTGGTAAAATTAATTTTTCTAGTACCGTCTTCTAGACAAGACATATAACTTTGTTTCGTTGCATTATATTTTGTTTGGTTTAAACCTGGTGGAATCGTTCCTTGTATTAGCTTAAATGATTCTATATAATTATATGTGGTATGTGCACTACGGGCCCCAATCGCGCCTGTATTTTGGGCAAAATTGAGAATAGAAAGAAAAAACGGGGCACCGGAGGGGTCACAAGCCGACGAAGAATTTGCTGAACATAATGGCAGCCAATCCCATCCGCTGTTATTCCCAATTTGATAAGCATTTGGAACTTTCTCTGGATAATATTGTGGTTTATAATTTATTAATTTAGATAAAAAGGGCATATTATTAAGATATGATAATTCTACATACATGTCAAATATACCCACTTTAACAACAGATTGCGGTGGTGGAATGGGAAGCGGAGGGAAGTCTGGTAAAGCACCAATGTTCATATTTATTTCCTTAATACAACATAAAGATTTTACTGTTCCATTAACTATCACGTTCTTTGAAATATCTTCTGACAAATACACCTGTGCCCCAACCACATATTGATATGCAGGCCCGGTGGTACCTTGGACGTCAATGCTATAACCGCATGATTGCGGACCAAGCGTAAATGACAACGGCCCCCGATATCCTGGTGCACCATCGTTGTATTCGTTACCAAAATCGATTCCTCCTCTGATAACAAGATATGTTTTTAGATATGATTTTTGTAAATAGCGAAATGGATCACATAATTCGTCTGGAAATAATACATTAGAAGGATCAATGACAATACCACTTCCATCCAGATTTCGGGGAATTTTGATTAAATTATCTATATACCCAAAATCAAGCAAAGTATTTTTTGATGGATCTGTTGGTGTGGCACCATTAGAATCCCAAGTACCTGAAATATCTGCAACTACTACAGGCCAACCCGGAATAAATGTCTCAAATGATAAATTAGGTGTATATATATTCACCCCTCCACCCCAATATTCAGATAGCGCACTATTACCCATTTGAATCGAACCTAAAGCGTCTTTGTTTAATATTTCACCACAAAGCGTACCTCTATCATTACAATCTTCACATAAAACATTGCCCCTTGCTAAACTCTGTTGAAGTTTGTAACCTTGCATACTCCTTATTGTACCATTATCATAGTATCTCACATTTTTATTACCACATGTTTTATGATTTTGAAATCGTTGTTTTTCTGCTTGATAAATTGTTTTATCCCGTTTATTACGAATACCTTCACTTGCTGTTAATCTTGGTCGGTTATTACTAAATGGATTCATATACTACATAATTAGAATATAAATTTTCTCAAATCACTTACCACTACAGTAACCTGTTATGATAGTATTTTTCTTAACATTATCGGTGGCAAAATTAATTTTTTTAGTTCCGTCTTCTAGACAAGACATATAACTTTGTTTTGTGGTATTTCCAACTGTTTGATTTAAATTAGGCAACCCCTGAATCATTTTTACAGACTCAACATGACTATTGCCCATCGTGCCAATTTCACCAGTCGAAGGGACTTCATAATTTATATTAAATGCGTTCCCACCCGCAGCAGCACCCCCCCAATACCACCCGGAAAAAGGTAGTGAAGTGAAAGGTGTAATATTAATTATTTTAGATAGAAATTGTTGATTGGATATCTTAAATATTTCTACATACATATCAAATATTCCGTATGTTGCTGGACCAGTGGATGTTGAAAATATTTGTTCACGAATGCAACATAAACTTAAGATGGAACCAGATAATACTGCCTCCTCCGAAAGGGAAAAGTAATTCGTGATAGTCAGCAAACTTCCTGGTAATAAGTTATATGATGTATCATGGCATCTTCCTTCCTTAGTTAAAACATTACCAATAACAGCATCAGGTTTTATGGGAAAAGCACCTGTTATTTTTACAAGAGTTTTAAGATTACTCAATTTCATATAAGGAAACAATTCTTTGCGACTTAGATGATTTAAATTAATACACATATCAGCGGGAAATAATACATTAGAACCATCAATAACAACAAGATTCCCATTCAGATTTCGAGGAATTTTTATTAGATTATTAACATATCCATATGGCATAGGTATTGATGGTAAAGGAGGTAAATCTATTAATATTCCATCTGGTCCTATAAGGCTCTTTGATATATCTGTAGCTGAACCACTCCAAACCCCACTAATATCTGATTGTATAACATTAACACCTGGTGTTTGGAAGAGGTGTAGAGACGAATGGTATATGGAGCCTGATATATCAAGTCCGCCTCCGCCCCAAAATTCAGATAATAAATTATTACTCATTCCAATCTTACCAAAATTAGAACGTATTGTCGAGCCACAAAGCGTACCTCTATCATTACAATCTTCACATAAAACATTGCCTCTTGCTAAACTTTGTTGAAGTTTGTAACCTTGCATACTTCTTATTGTACCATTATCATAGTATTTCACATTTTTATTTCCACCTTTTCTTTTTGATTGAAAATGTTGTTTTTGAGCTTGATAAATTGTTTTATCCCGTTTATTTTTTAGCCTCTCACTAGAACTTAGTACAGGTCTATTATTATCAAAAGTATTCATACTACCTTTAAGATTTACGTAACGTGGCATATTTATATGATATATAATCATATAAATAAATCAACTAATATAAACAAGTACAAGTTATAGCCAATGACAGATCCATATTATTCAAATTAATTACTCGGCCAAATTCATCAGTAAATGTAATGCGCATCTTTTCAAGGTCTATAGGGCCAAAATAGTTACGAATGTAATCTCCTGGATTAAACTGATCCGCTAAAGAAGTGCCATTAGATATTGTAGACAATAATGGTGCCAGTGATACTCGAGCTAAGATATTGTCGCGACCCAAAGATGAATTATAAACTGGTTCTATTAAATTAGAAAAATTTTTATTAAAGTCATTAACAATAACATACAGATATTTTGTACCCCAAGCATCATATACACCTTCCGAAACATAAGCTGTAGAAGCTTTATATTCAGCCATTCTAAATCCTAAAATCCATCCGAAATTTTGAGCGATTACGGCATAAGCAGATGCAACAGGAGGAGGAGCTGGTTTACCCCCCGATGGATCGGTAATAGTATTCCCACCACGTGTTCTATTGAAAGCTAATTGAAGCAACGCTGCAGCATTTGATGTTGTCGTTGGAAGAGCAAATACGGTTCTAAGAGAAACAGTATCTATAGTACATTGTGGACACTCTTGCGCTCCTTTACCAGTTGCTTTTTGAATCATTGTATTAATAATACTTTGCATTTCAGTTCTTTTATATGTTCCATCTGGGATGCTAATATAATACCAGAGTAATATTAATGCATTTGGATTCACGTCATCTTTCTGCCATCCTAACCAAAAAAAGTTATTTCCTAAGGATTTAGATATCTGAAAATAAGTATTGGGAAACTCTAATCCGGTTAGTTCCAAACTCACAATTTTACTAACCTTTGTTGGTAGATTTAAAAGAAAATCAGTCGATAAAGTTCCATAATAATCATCGCGAAACTTAGAATTTATAGCCAACACTTTTTTATAAACTGGTAATGGTACACCTTCTTGATTCATCGCTGTAGTTTGTCCAGGGATATAATGACCTTGTGCCACATTTCCTTTGTTAAGTTGCCGTCTTTCACTTTGAACCATATGTCCATCTCCAGGATGAATGTGTGTTTTTGTCATATGAGCCATAGCTTTTTTCTGTTCATCAATTAACTTTTCCTTTGCTTCACTTAAAAAGGTTAAAATTTGCTTTTTCTTATCACTATCTATGCTCTGATCTGTATTAATACGTTCCGTTAACTTAAGGTCAGCATTAACAATATCTTCCAGAGTATGCGGATCTTTCAAACCAAACAAGTTCTGAATTTCATGTAAAGTATAATCTTGAATTTTCAGTTTCCAATAATCACTCATATATATAAACTGTGCAAATATTTAAACAATATTTATTTTAAACATTGATTTAATCTCTCCATCGCTAGAAACTGAATGCCAATGGTCGGAAATAATTTTATATACGAAGCAGTTAAACCTCTATATAAGCCGCTTGATCCTTCCGACTTAACTATTTTACTTATACAATCCAATATACCAGCATATTTTGGTACACTTTTATCGAAATTTTGCAACTGTAATCTTCGTCGAATTAAATCAGTGGGATAAGTTACAGATACAGCGGTTATGCCAGCCATACCACCCCCAACTACTTTAATTATATCACTGTTCCACAAAGTATGTGATTCTAAATATTCTTTATAAGTAAAATAGGCAGAAAAACTTAATGCTGAGAAAGGAGCAAATCCCAATATACTCATTTTTAGCCCTCGGAATAAATCTCTCGGCGGAATAGTGCGACATGCATCTAAAAATCCTTTATAATGCGAATTGTTAGTTTGTAATGATAATCTTGATCGAATTGTTTCTAAAGGATATGTACAAGTAATAGAAATACCTCCACTCATACCTCCTGACAATAAATTTCTTGTTTTCTTATTTTCTATTTCTTCAAACATATTTTGCTTACAAAATTCAAATATACCATAATTAATTGCTGTTTGTGGAAATACTCTCATACAATTTGTTCCGTTCCCTTTCCATAAATATTGTATCCCCTCCTTTTTTAAAACATCTCGAATTGTAGAATTTGGTATAAATGCATTTTGGCGTTGAATTTTATAAAGCTCTAAAGGTGCAGTTAATGTACGAGATATGACTCCTGACAAACCACCTACGACTAGATCGACCAACATTTATTAAAAATGAATGCTTATCTTTATATTATAAATTGAAGACTATTAGATAGATATCATTAAGTACTATTAATGTATACTGTATATTTTGATGGCGCAAGTCGATCCAATCCTGGTCCTGCTTCTTATGGTGGTGTAATTTATGATGAAACGGGCAAAGAAGTAGCCACTTATAAAAAATATATCGGAAAACACACTAACAATGTCGCAGAATATCTAGGTTGTTTTCACGGTATCCAAGCCTGCATTCAAGAAGGCATTAAAAATGTTACTATATATGGAGATTCAAAACTAGTGGTAGAACAAGTAAGCGGTCGATGGAAGGTAAAAAGTGATAATCTTAAACCTATTTATAATGAAATTAAAAAAGTGTTGGCTACTAAGCCGTTTAATAAGATTGAATTCAAACATGTAAAACGTAACAAGAATAAGCGCGCAGATGAGTTAGCAAATCAAGCGATAGACGAACATTTTAATCGTTAACAATAAGCCACCGAACAACCTATGTCATCATGATTCCAATCAGGAAGACTCGTGTTTCCAGTATTGACACCTAAATACCAGTATTCCCACTCTTGGCTCCATAATTGTTTAACTTTTCTAACACATATTGCGGCAGCATTGTCATCTTCGGCGATCGAATCAAGAAATGTTTTTTCTACATCTTCAGCGGTAACATCCCAAACTCCATCCGTTGCATTGATTATAGCATACTTTACATCTGTTTTTCTCTCTACGACAACTTTAGTAAGGGAATGTTCGGCACAGGAAAGCGCGTGGTCCTTGTCTTGGGAGAT